GCACCGGAAGCACGGCGGGACCGTGGTGGTGGACGCCGCGGGGTACGAGGGCAGCCTGATCCTGCCGCTGGAGAAGGCGGGCGTGCCGGTGACCAAGCCGGCGGCGCGTGACGTGGCCGCGGCGTTCGGCCAGTTCTGCGACGCGGTGACGGACAGCAAGTCGCTGCGGCACCTGGGGCAGGCGCCGCTGGATGCTGCCGTGGCCGGCGCGGCGGTCCGCGACGTGGGAGACGCGGGCCGGACCTGGGGCCGCCGCGTGGCGGTCCGGGATATATCGCCGCTGGTGGCGGTGACGCTGGCCGCGTGGGCTGCATCCGCAGGCACGCAGCAATTTTTCGGCGCCTGGCGCTAGGAGGCCCTGAGTTGACGACCATCACTGAGCGCATACCCCTGGACCGCATCGACCGGCGGGCCCGGCAGGCGCATCCCGGGCGCGTGCTGCTGACGGTGATCGCCGCGGTCCTGTTCGCCCTCGGCTGGGCGACGTACAAGACATGCGCGATCGCATGGCTGGCGGCGGCCTGGGCCGGCTCCGCGGTCATCGAAGGCTGGCAGACGGCGAAGGCCGGGCAGCGAGCACCCTAAAACGGTCGAGGGAGGCCACCTGTGGGCGTCCTTGACCGGGTCAATGCCCGCGCCGGCCGCCGCGGCCGCGACGAGCAGCGGTACAGCATCGACACGTGGATCAGCGACTACCTGATCCCGTCGGCCGGGTCGTTCACCTACGGCAACACGAGCTACCCGTTCGGGTCGGGGCTGCCGGGCAGCCTGGCGGGGAACCGGGCGGCGGAGATCGCGAATAGCCTGCCGGGGTACCGGGTGGCGCTGCAGGCGTGCCCGCCGGCGTTCGCGGCGCAGATGGTCCGCGCCCTGGTGCTGTCCCAGGCCAGGTTCACGTTCCGGAACCCGCCGTGGCACCGGGCGACGCCCCGGCGCACGTTCGGGAACCCTGACCTGGCGCTGCTCGAGCGGCCGTGGGGCGGCTCGTCCACGACGGGCGACCTGATATCGCGGATGGAGTGGCACGCCGGGCTGGCGGGCAACGCGTACGCTCTGCGGCAGCCGGGCAGGCTGCGGCTGCTGCGCCCCGACTGGACCGCGATCATCTACGGGTCGGAGCTGGAGCCGGAGTGGCCGTCTGGCGAGCTGGACGCGGAACTGCTCGGCTACGTCTACGCCAACCGGGGCATCGGCACCGGGCAGCCCCACTTCCTGCTGCCGAAAGACGTGGCGCACTGGGCGCCGCTCCCGGATCCGGAGATGACGGGCCTGGGCATGTCGTGGCTGACCCCGGCGATCCGGGAGATGCAGGGCGACCGGCTGGCATCCGAACACAAGATCAGGTTCTTCGAGCAAGGGGCCACCCCGAACCTGGTGGTGAAGGGAATACCGGCGATAGACCGGAACGATTTCCTGCAGCTGGTGGCGGACATGGAGGAGCAGCACGCGGGTGTCGCCAACGCTTACAGGACGCTTTACCTGACCGGCGCAGCGGACGCGACAGTAATTGGCTCGAATCTCGCTGAGCTGGACCTGAAGGCGGTGCAGGGCGCGAACGAGACGCGGCTGTCGGTGCTGTCGCGGGTGCCGGCGGCGCTGCTGGGGATCAGCGAGGGCCTGGCCGGATCATCGTTGAACGCGGGGAATTTCGGGATGGCGCGGCGGATGTTCGCGGACACCTGGGTGTACCCGGTGCTGCAGGACCTGGCGAACTCGCTGGCGGCGGTGGTGACGGTCCCGGCCGACGCGGAGCTGTGGTTCGACACGGCGGACATGCCGATCCTGCGGGAGGACGCCAAGGACGCCGCCGACATCGAGGCGGTGAAGGCCGTGACGATCTGCGGTTATGTCAAAGAAGGTTTCACTGCTGAGAGCGCGGTGGCGGCGGTCCGGGGCCAGGACGTGTCGCTGCTCAAGCACGGGGGCCTTCTCAGCGTCCAGCTCCAAAAGCCAGGTTCGGCGGCGCTGCAGCAGTCGCCGAACGGCGGAGCGACCGCTGGAAACGGCGCGGCAGCGGCGGACGCAGGCGCCAGTCAGCCAGCAACCGGGGGCCCTTAGTAAGGTTGCACGTCACGCACGCAGGCAGCAGGTTGCCTATGGAGTGCCTGCCGCCACGGCATAGCGGGATGACGTGATCGAAATGCCGGTAGGGCCGGGTGCCGCAATAGGCGCATAGTCCCCGGTAGCGATGGACCAGCCGGATGAGGTCGCGACCGGTGACCCGGCAGATGTCCGCAGATTGCCGGGCTGCCTTGCGCCGTAGGTTGTTCGCGGCCTGTTTTTCGGGGTTGCGTTTCCGCCAGGTGGCCAGGTAGGCGCTGCGGGCAGTCCGGTTGGCCTTGTGGTCTTCGAGCTGGACTGCGTAGCGGCATTCGTGCGAGCAGAACCGCACCGCGTCTGGCTTGCTCTTGTAGGGGCGCGGGAACGTGGCCCCGCATCGCTGGCAGGTCAACTGGCCGGGGAGTTCAAGTGTCCCGGCCTGGGCTCGCTGGTAGTGCATGCTGCAGAACCCTTTGGCCACGTGCTTTCTGCTGCAGCCTTCAGCGGTGCACAGGCCGGTCTCGCTGTAGGTGAAGGCACCGGGATTGCTGACATCGCCGTGTCGTTCGAGGCGGATGCCGTGCATTGAGCACAGGCCGTGGGAGTTGTGCTTGCGCGTGCATCCGTCGGCAGAGCATCCGCGCGTAGGTTGGGCCATGGTCATCGCCTCCACTTAGGGGATGGCCTGGCCCCGGTGTGTTCGCTGCACGCCGGGGCCGCTGTATGTCGGTATTTTACCAGGTCAGCAGCAATCCGACCTGAAATACGGAGGCGCGTTATGGCCGAGATCGGCAGTGTCCGGGCCGCCGCGAAGAAGCCTTACGGTGACGTTTCCTACGCCGATCCCGGTTATCTGGACGCGGACGGCAACCAGGCCAGCAAGTCCGGGAAGCCCGGCGTCAAGCGGTACCCGCTGACGGCGGACAAGGTGAAGGCCGCGTGGTCCTACATCAACCAGGCGAAGAACGCGGGCCAGTACACCCCTGAGCAGCTCAAGGCGATCAAGGGGCGGATAAAGGCGGCCATGGCCAAGCACGGGCACAGTGTCAGCGAGGGCAACAGCGCCGACCCCGGCGGCGAGGAGCGGCCCGCCCGGCGGCCCGGCGGCGACGACATGCTGATCCGGTCGGTGCCGTTCGAGGTCACCCGCGCCGACAGCACCGGGGACGGCCTGACGCTGGAGGGGTACGCGGCGGTTTTCAACCGCAGGGCCACCATCGCCGACTACCAGGGCGACTTCGAGGAGCAGATCGCGCCCGGCGCGTTCACCGAGTCGCTGGCGAAGCGGACCCCCGTGCTGATGTTCGAGCACGGCCGGCACCCGCTGATCGGGACCATGCCGCTCGGCCGCATCGACGACGCGCACGAGGACCAGCGGGGCCTGTTCATCTCCGCGCGGCTGTCCGATAACTGGCTGATCCAGCCGGTGCGGGACGCGGTCCGGGACCGGGCCGTGGACGGCATGTCGTTCCGGTTCACGCCCCGGCGATGATGACCAGCGGTGGACGAAGCGGTCCGGGAAGCCGGACCTGCGGACCCTGCTGCGGCTGAACTGCCCCGAGCTGGGGCCGGTGGTGTTCCCGGCCTACGAGCCGACGACCGCGGCGGTCAGGTCGCTGCTGGACGGGCTCGATCTCGATGAGGACTTCACCGGGCGGGACGGCGCGCGGAGCGCCCCCGGCGGCGAGAAGCAAGATGACGTGCAGCCAGGAAACGGCGGGACGTCGCCAGCCACCATCAGAGCGGCCCAGCGGGACCGCGCCTGGCGCATGAGGAGACAACCGTATGCCTGACACCGAACAGCACGAAGAGTTCATGCCTGAGAGCATGGACGACCTGCGCGGCCGCACCCCCGACGAGCTCCGCAAGATGGCGGAGGTCCTCGACGCGCACCTGAAGGCGCTGCACCAGACCGACGAGGGCGAGCTGCGCGACCTGACCGACGACGAGGAGTCCGCGTTCAACCTCGGGATGCAGCTCCGCACCGAGATCCTGGACCGGCTCGACAAGCACACCAAGATCGCCGATGTGTTCCGGCGGCGGCCCGCCGTCGTGCAGCAGGCCTACGCGAACATCCGGTACGGCCTCGACGACCCCGCCGGCGACACCCGCCGCCTCACCAACCCCGAGGCCCGGGACAAGGCGCTGCGGATCCTGGACTCCCGCGACGCCGCCGACCTGTCCGACGCGCAGAAGACCCAGGTGGAGAAGATGCTCCGCCG